CGCCGTCAAGTAGTACGCAGCGCGTCCGGCACCAAGGATGCGTCGGGGCGTTTGGATGAACGCAATCGCCTCTGCCAGTCAGGCATTCGCAGCTCACTTGGATTGGCGGAGTCTTCTTCATGCTGCCTTGGTGTGCGTTTCCGTGTGCAAGCTATAGAGCGCGATGAGCAGCGCATCGGCGCGACCGACGTCCTTCTTGCGCGCGAGCTGCGCGGCCATCGTTGGCGCCAATTTGATCGCGCGGATCCGGGCAGCATCCTTCTCCTGCTTGAGCAGCCAATGGTGTGCTTTCCACTGCTGCGGGAAGACGAGCGTTCGATCGATTCCGAGTGTGTCCAGGACGCCCTTCACCTGGCCGTACCCCTCACCGAACCTGAAGGCGCTGCTGCTGCCCATCGCCTGTCGCTGTTCGCCCTCGGCGCCCTTCGTCGAAGGCATGGCGTTGACGTACTCGAGCACCGCCGAGACATAGGCGCCGGTATGCTGTTGAAGCACTCCGCGCAGCAGTGCGGCGAGCCCCTTCGAGTCAAGCGCCATTCCCTTGCCGACGTTGCGCGCGATCGTTGGCATGTCGATGAAGCCGGCGGGCTCACCGTCGGCGAGGATTGCGATCGCGCCCGACAATCCCGGGTCGATTCCGAGTTTGACATTGAACGTCATGCGGCCTCCCGCAAGTTGCTGAGTCGAATGTCCTGCAGCTGCAGCAGGAAATCATCGCTGCCGTAGTGCTCGTGGAACGTCCTGCTACCGTTTGCCAGGCTCGGGCCTGGATCGGTCTGAAAATAGGACGGCTCGACGGGCCAGCCGCGGTGATGCCAGCAGCAGAGTCCGATCGTGTATTGATGGCCGCGGCGTATGTTGCCGGACTTCAGGTGGTGAATATCCGGCTCGACGTAGCGGTTCGCGTCGATCCTGCAGCAGAGGCAGCCGTCTTCCTTGATCGCGATGAAACGGGATTCGTCGGCCTTCGTTGGCTTGCCGGTCGAATGTCTCATGCGTGACCTTCCTCGACCGCGGCGATGATCTCGGAAAGCTCGCCAGGCGGCACGCCATGGAACTTCTCTCGGATGTAGTTGCAGATGCCGTGCACGAGTTCTGAGAATTCCGTTTCATCCATCTCGTCGAAGGCGATCGAGCGAGGCGCGCTGACCGGCGCTTTCACGATCCCTACACCGAGGCTGGTCAGGTCTATGTCGACCGTCGACGTCTCACAGCAGATTCCGGACTCGGCCTGCAGCTTCTTCAGCGCGGCGTGCGTGTCCAGAGCTTCGAAGCCTTCGATGTGGTCGACTGCAAGCGCACCGATGGCATGCGCCAGGCGATGGAACTTCACATTCCGGCGCTTCTTCAGGTCCGCGCGCAGCTCGGTTCCCTTGAAGTACTTTCGGTCGCGCATCGTGCGCTGATCCCATTGCGTCATCGGGACGAGGGCGCCGACTTCCTCGCCTGTGTCCGGGCGAACTAGTTTCTCCACGCGGAAGTACACCGGACGATCCGGGCGCTTGCGCTTGGCGGCGGTTGCTGTCATTCGTCCAGCTTCCCAACCCTGCATCCGTTCTCTTCGGCGAAGATCACGCGGACTGGGCCGAGGCCGGCGGCATTGAGCGTATCGGTCCATGCGGCGATCTGGGGGAACAATGCGCGGTTGCGCTCGCGCGCTTTCGCCATGCGCTCCGAATCCGCGTTCACCATCTCGATCAGGTCAGGCTGCATGAGCGAGATCCTCGAAGCGCATCGTTTCCTTCAGCCATGCGACGCGGACGAAGCCGGTCGGGCCATGGCGGTTTTTCTCGACCGATATCTCGGCCGTGCCGGCGTGTTCGTGGTCCGGGTTATAGACCCCCTCGCGATACAGCGTCAGGATCTGGTCGGCTTCTTTCTCGATGTCGCCCGAGTCGGCAAGATCAGCCATGCCCGGGCGCTTGTCCGCGCGCTGCTCAACCTGCCGGCCAACTTGCGCGAGCGCCACCACCGGGATGCCGAGATCGCGCGATAGGTTCTTCAGGCCGCGCACGACGTCCCCTACCCGCTCGTGCCGCGCGAGCTTGCGATCCATCGCCTCGATGCGCTGCACGTAGTCGAGGAACAGGATTTCGATCTTCGCCTGGCTGCGCCACTTGCGCGCGATCCGCTGCACGTCAGCGATCGTCGGGGCGCTGCGGTCATAGATCAGGCAGGTGCGTCCGACGAGGCGCTCAGCGGCGGCCTTGAGCTGGTCCAGATCCGACTGATCGAACTTTCCGCTGCGCAGCCGCGCGGACTCGACCTTGGATTCGATCGACATCACGCGCGCCCCGATCTGATCCGCCGGCTGCTCGGCCGAGATGATCCCGCAAGAGGTCTCGCACGCCAGAGCGAAGTTCAGCAGCAGAGCGGTTTTGCCGTGGCTCGGGCGCGCGCCAATCACGACCAGATCACCGTTGTGCCAGCCGCCGAGAACGCCATCGAGCTTCGACAGGCCCGAAGTGATGCCGGGAATCTTGCCTGATTCCTTCGCGCGCTTCGCTGCGATGTAGGCCGCAGTCATCGCCTGCCGCAGCGTGAATTCCGTCTTGGCCTCGTTTTTCTGCATCGCCATCAGTTCAGCGATGCCGGCGGCGAGCAGCTCGTCGCCGTTGCCATCCGCGTCGAATGCGCGACTGGCCATCGTGGTCGCCGTGTCGATCAGCCGGCGGCGGACGGACTTCTCACGAACGATTTCCGTGTAGGCCATGATGTTCGCAGCACCCGGCGTCTGGTTCGCCAGTTGCAGGACGTAGCTGCAAACCTGCTTGTCGACGCCTTTCGACTCGAACCAGTCGCTCAGCGTGACCGCATCGCACGTCGCGCCGGCGCCAGACATCTCGCTGATCGCTCGGAAGATCAGCCGGTGGTCGTTCCGGTAGAAATCATCCACCGACAGCCGGTCCAGAACTTCGCTGGCGCGGTGCGGCGCCAACATCAGGCCGCCAAGGATGGCCTGCTCGGAGTCGATTGCCTGCGGGGGAACTCGGACGTTCATGCGCCAAGCTCGCGGCGAGTGCGGATTTGTTCGACATTCGCCGGCAGTCCGTTGCGCGACGTCCGCAAGTGGGCCCAGTCCTCCCTGATCGCTTTCATGAACGCCGCGTCCCAGTCGGCATAGGCATAGGCCCGAGCCGTAGCGGTTTCGCGGAATGCCTCGAGGTGCGAAGCCAAGTTTGTGAAGCCCTTTTCGGCAGCCCAAGCCTCGACGCGCGCTGAAATTCCGAAATCAGTAGGCAGTGGGAGCAGCACCGGCTTTTTCGTCTTCGGTTTGGCCGGCAACGACGCGCCATCAGGCGCGATGTCTTTGTTTTTATGGTGGTTGGTGTCTGGAGACTGGAGACTGGGAGCATTGCCTTCGCTATGCGTTCGCATATCCGTTCGCATTGCGTCCGGTGATGCGTTCGCATTGCCTTCGCTATGCGGTTGCTTTCCCGACCAACGTGCATCGGCACTGCGCTTGGCCTTCGTCTGCTTGTCCTTGAACCGGCCTATCTCGGAATCAGCCCGTTTCTGTCTCCAGATGCCGTCGATCAGCACGAAGAACTCGCGCAGGACAACATCCACAGCCGCGCGCTGGGGCTTCGACTGCGCGCGCGCCAGGCGATACTGCTCACCGTCGGCGACGCCACGTTCGTGGTGGTAGTACGCGCGCAGGAGGCGCGTGTAAGCCATATCCTCATCCCACGACAGATGCGCTGTCGCGGCGGCGTAGTCGCCCAGGTGGTGCTCGTAGTAGTTCACGCAACCCTCAACCCTGCGGCTGGCGGCTGCGCAGCGGCGAATGGATTTGGAAGCTGGTGCGCACTGGATACCTTCCCGGAGCTGCGCTGCCATAGCTGCGGAGAAAGTTCGACATCGCAGAACGACATCGTGGCGTCGTTGAAAAACATTGCCGCTACGGCGAGCTCGAGACATTCGATATCGAAGAACTCTCGATTGGATGAGACGCGATACTCATCGAAACGCGCATGGAGTTCCCGTTCGATACGCTGGAAGTCCACCATTTCGGCGTAGCACGCGACCATAAATGGCCCAGGTACCCCGGTGGCTCCGGAAACCTCTTCTGCGCGCTGGGATGGGGCTCGCTCAGTGCATCCGAGCTTGAACACCCTGGGCATGTAGTCGTTCATGAGGATGTAGACGAAGCCGTAGGAAGCCATCTATTTCGCCTTCAGTTTGAGTTCCGGCTGCCGCGCGCTCGGCTCTGTACTCAGCAGCGCGGCAGCCTCGGTGAGTTCGGTTGGTGTCGCGTTCCGGACGGCGAGGCGTTCGGCGTGTGCGGCGACAATACGCAGGAGCTCGCACTGCCGTCGTTCCTGCTCGGTCATGACACGCGGGACGGCAGCACCACGGACAGTCATCCAAGCGCTCTCGCCTCCTGCCGGGTCATAAGCTGCGCGAGAGCTTCTGGCTTCACTGGTCTACGCAGCCTTCTTCTCGTCGCCCCAGATGTCGGGACGAAGATCACCGCGCTTGACGGCGCCGTTGGTGATGCGCTCGATATCCGAGCAACGCTCGTGCGGGACTTTTCCCCTCCGGCGCCACTCCGAGATGGATGGAGACTTGATATCGAGCGCGGCGGCGAAAGCCTCTTGCGTCTCAAAAATCGCGATTGCGCGGTCCAAGGCTTCGATGCTCATGGCGCGCAATTTAGGCGTTCCCTAATCTGTTTGTCAATAGGTCGCACCTAATCAGCCCTTAACGGATACGATTAGGTCATGCCTACCGGCAAACCAGACAAGGTAGATCGGATGATCGCCATTGCGGTTTTCGCATGAATAGAAAATTAGGTGTTACCTATTGACAATTAGGTTTCGCCTAATTATTCTCCCCTCCGTCGCAACCCGCACGGAGAAAAAAGTGTCCAGTTACCAGATCGAAGGATTCCGCTGGCCAAGCTTCGTTTGCTGGCTCGTCGAGTGGGCGCTTTACCTGGCTGACTGGCGCTACTGGCTCGCGCTGATTTTCTCGCTGGCGCTGCTCGCGGTGCTGCCGTGAGCTTCCGTCCGCGTTCGATCAGCATGGCGCTTATCGCCGGCCTGTTCGCTTGGGGCGCGAGCGTGTCGAAAGACATGCTTGATGCCGCGAAGACTAGCGCACCTCCTGCGTCGCGTCGCCGCCCGCAACTGATGGCCGGCGCACCGCTGCGCATCCGCCGCAAGCACGAAGCCTCCCGCCCGGCCAAGCACACGTCGCGCACCAAGTCCCGCAAGCGCCGCCGCTCAGTTGTTCGCATGCGGAGCCACCGGTCATGAGGCCGATTCCCTTCACGTCCGAGCCGCTGATCAGCTGGCCCCGCGACTTCTTCTCGACGAAGTTCGACGGCCTGTACTTGATCGCGCTGATCGGCGCCATCGTATTCACGACCGTGCTTTGCGTCGGCCTGTCTTACGCGGCTACGGTCAGCCTCGCCGGCATGATCTGCCCCCTATCCGCAGCCTACGAGCGCAGCGACGCGCGCCTGGTCGTGGACGCCTGCGGCACGGTCTACATATGCCCGCCCGATGGCGCTTCGTATGGCGCGACTGCGGTGCTGTCGGTGCCGGGTGGGTGCAGCGTTGATCGCGTGTTCGCTGGAGGTTTCCAGTGAGTGATATCTGGCAGCCAATCGGCCCAGTGACGCCCGGCGTCGCACCCTTCGACGGCATGCAAGTCGCGCTGCTGATCAATGACGGCGACGAGCCGCGCACGCATGGGTTCTGGCAGGAAGGCATCGAGGCCGATGGTAGAGACGGCTATTGGAACTTCGCCGGCTGGTGCTGGACGCACGATCACTACTGCCAAGGAACAACGTCCGCTGATGCCGAGCAGGATTGCGATTGCGTGGACGGATTGTTCCCGATTGCGTGGGCTTCGTTGCCGCCGCTGACTGACGCGGATATCGCGATGGTCGAAGCTGCAATCGTGAGGGATCAGCCGTGAAAATCAAGGATGTCGAACGCCTGCTGGCTTCGCACGCCGAATTGGTGCATGCGCTCCGATCCGTCATGCCGTTCGTCGACGATGCCGAGGATGTGCAGAACGTCTTTCCGGAAAGCGCAATGTCGAACGCTTGCCGGTCCGCCGTTGCGATATGCCGTTCGGCAGTAGCTGATGCGGAGAAGGTTCGCGCGGCGATCGAGAGGCCGCTGTGAACCGCGCCGCCTACTACGCCGCCCGCCATGCGTTCCGGACCTTCGATCGCGCCGAGCGCCAACATGCGGCTGATCAGGTGATGGCCGACCAGCGCCACCCCTTTCGCGAATACCCGCCGATGCATTACTGGCTGATGGCTACGTTCGTTCCCAAGCGCGGCGATGCACTTCTAACCGCGCGCAACGCTCGCCTGCTGCGTGCCGACCGCCTGCGCCTGTCGCGGGCCAGCCGAGCCGAGGTCGCTGCACGGAACGCAGTCGGGCTTTCTAAGTTCAGCCCGGATTTCCGTGGAGTACTCGATTCGATCAACAGGAACTTTTCGAACCCGCCGAAGGAGGCAGCATGACCACGCTTTGCCCAATCGACTTTTCCGAAACCGAACGTTCGAAGGTTGTTCCGTTCCGCGCTCGCACCGTTGCCGAGCGGCTCGCCAAGCGCGACGCGATCCGCGACCAGGTTCTGGAGTCATGCCGCGCGCGCAACATCTTCGGACTGCCGGCCGAGGCGTGCGTCGATGCTGCGAACGCCGAATCCGCTTTCGGCGCCAGCACCGCAATGGCTGTAGCTGCCGGCGTGGCAATGGCTGACAAGATCGCCGGCAACCGCCGCGGTGTGCGCACGCGCTACGGCACGCGGCCCGACAACGATCTTCCGCCGGCGGCCTGATCATGGAATCTGATCGCGAAATCGGCCAAGCCTATGCAGCCCATGGTGCACGCCGCGCTCTGTTAGAGGCTGAGCGCGCGCCGATGCCGGATGACCGCCTGAACCTGTGGCGCACACGTCTTCTGCCGCACATGAGACCTGACGAATACGTTCGTGTCGTCAGTTCCGGCATTGCCGTTCGTGACCAGTTCGCAGCGCAGTTCGCTCGCATCGATGCCAACAAGGCAGAAGCAAAGCGACGAGCTGAGGAAGCGCGGCGAGCAGAGTTCGACCCTCGCATAGTTGCATTACCCGTTGTGCGCCGGCCGAGGCTGAGCCTGGCGCGATGACCTCTTCCCGGACACTGACTGGGACCACGCTTGGCCATGTTCCCCCGCATGGCCAAGGACTCGCAACGCCCGCACGCCGAGTGCGGTTCAGTGGCTCGGCGCTAATTCCCCAACTGTAAACGCCATGTGCAATTTCACCAACAAATCGGAGTATCGAAATGGCCAAACGAAAGGCGGCAATGGATCGCTTTGTGAAGCTCTCGGAGACAGGCGCCGAATTGCCTACAAAGGCGAAGGAATGGGCGCAGGTCCTGGATCGAGAATCGGGCCTGATCTGGGCCGCGGATACGATCGGTGCTCGCTGCAATTGGGCACAGGCGAAGTCTGCCGCTTCTGCGGTGCGCATCGGCGAGCATGCCGATTGGCGCTTGCCGACGATCAAGGAACTTCTGAGCCTGGTCGACTACGAGCGGTTCAGCCCTGCGATCGACACTGCGTTCTTCAAGTGCGAGTCGAACTGGTATTGGTCGATCACGCCGGATGCGTCGTCGCCCGGCGGCTTCGCGTGGAGCGTCTTCTTCGACAGCGGCGACGCCGACTTCAGCGGCCAGAGCTACGCGGCGTTCGTGCGGCCGGTGCGCTCCGCGCGCGCCAGTCAGTAATTGGCCTTTTTGCTTTAGGAGAGAATCAATGAAATTCGAAAGGATCGGAAGCGACGGGCGCCCGCTGGGACAGCCGGCGCCCGCAGCTTTTCTCGATGTGAAATCCGGACTGATGTGGGCGTCAGAGGACTTGCCGAAAGAATTGAAGTGGAAGGAAGCCGGCGATGCATGTACTGCCTGTCGATGCGCAGGCTTCTCAGATTGGCGTCTGCCGACGCGCTTCGAACTTGAAACGCTGCTCGATCTGAGTCGGAGCGATCCGGCTGCCGATCCCGATCTCGGGCTGAAGTCAGCGTACTACTGGTCGAGTACGCCGCTGGCGTCGTCGCCCGGCGACTACGCGTGGGGCGTCCACTTCTACCTCGGCGGCGCCAACTACGACTACCAGGGCAGCACGGCGTTCGTGCGGCCGGTGCGCTCCGCGCGCGCCAGTCAGTAATTGGCCTTTTTGTCACCGTAGATGACCTACTCGCTGCCACCGATCGTGAAGCTGGCCGGCCGTGTGCTCAAGGAAATCGAGCTCGCGGTTCGGCAGTTTTCGCGTTACAACAAATACACGGTCGGGGCCGATCTGCGAGCTCACGCCATGCAGGTCTGCAAGACGGCGCAACGTGCATGGAGGAATCGTGCGCGTCAGGCCCAGCTCGTGACGCAGCTGGTATGGGATATCGATGATCTGAGAACGGTGCTGCAGCTCGGCAGCGCCCTAAAAGTATTCGCGAGCTTTGCGCAGTTCGAAATGCTCGCGCGCTTGCTCTCCGACCTCGGTAAGCAGGCCGGCGGCTGGCATCGACAGCATCACCCGAAGGGCCAGAATGCCGGCGCCGTCAGTGCGCCGCCGCAGCGTGCCCAGACACTGAGTGCTCCCGCCGCCTCGCAAGCTGAGGCACAAGCATGACGACGCCACGCTACGTCACGACGAGCTGCGCGGCCGGATCGCAAGTGCAGGAGCGAGCGTCGTCGCCCGGCGACTACGCGTGGAACGTCAACTTCAACAACGGCAACGCCAACTACAACAACCAGAACAACACGGCGTTCGTGCGGCCGGTGCGCTCCGCGCGCGCCAGTGAGTGTCGGGGTGAGGGGCAGGTCAGCTTTCAGGAATTGCACGCGGCATGGCAGCTGGCGCGCCGTCGCAAGGTGCCGAGTGATAACCAACTGGCCTTCGAGTCGAATTGGATCGGTGGGTTGATCGATCTGCAACGGCAGATCAATCGCGGTACCTGGACACCGCGCCCGCCCACATGCTTTATCGCGAAACGGCCGAAGGCTCGCGAAATCCATGCGCCAGATTTCGCTGATCGTGTGGTGCATCACTGGCTTGTGCCGAAGCTCGAGGCGCTGTTCGAGGCCGGCTTCATCTTCGACAGCTACGCCAATCGCACAGGGAAGGGCACGCATGCAGCCGTGAACAGGCTGCGGGGCTTTGTTCGACAGATAGACAGCGGGCAAGGTGGTGGCTGGTACCTGCAGCTCGACGTCCGAAACTTCTTCAACTCGATCCACCGACCGACGCTGTACGCGACACTGAAGCGACGGATGGATCGGGAACACGTGCCGGAAATCGTGCAGCGTGTGACACACGCTCTGCTGGCACGCTCACCCCTGAGTTATGGTGTCCACCACCGAGCCACCGCCGGCGAACTTGCCCAGGTGCCTCCGCATAAGCGGCTGGAGAACGCCGAGCCAGGCTGCGGTCTGCCGATCGGAAACCTCTCCAGCCAGTTCTTCGCGAATGTCTACCTCGATCGACTCGACCAGTTCGTCAAGCACGAACTGCGGGCCGCGCGATATCTTCGCTACGTCGATGACTTCGTGCTCGTGCATCGTGACCGCGCGCAACTTGAGGAATGGCGAGCACGCATCGAATCGTTCCTCCGCTCGACCCTGCGTCTTGAATTGAAGGCCGACGTTCGGCTGAGGCCGCTCAGCGCCGGCATCGACTTCCTCGGTTATGTCGTCTATCCCACGCACACGCGAGTTCGTCGTCGCGTAGTGCGACATGCGGTGAAGGCACTGGCGGCAAAAGCCACAGGCCGCGATGCGCACGAACGCCGTGCTTCGGTGCTGGCCAGCTACCTCGGGCACTTCGCGCATGCGAATGCGCATCGGCTATCCGAATTTCTTAGGAGAATGCAATGACTGAACAGTCAACAGGGGTCGTCGAATATTCCCCGACGGAGAAGGCGCTCGCTGAGCTGCGCCAGAAGTATGCCGCCGTCGTCTTCGACGTAACAAACGCTAAGGGCATGATGGCAGCGAAAGAGGCTCGGCGCGAGCTGCGCACGCTGCGCACGTCGCTGGAGTCCATGCGCGTCGAGATCAAGGCGCCGGCGCTGGAGCGCTGCAGGCTGATCGATGCCGAGGCGAAACGGATCACGGCCGAGCTGGAGAAGCTCGAGGATCCAATCGCTGCGGCGATCAAGGCCGAAGAGGACCGCAAGGAGGCCGAGCGCGCCGAGAAGGCACTGCAGGCCGAGGCCGCGGCGCGCGCACTCCGCGCCAAGCTGGATGCGATCCGCAACCGCCCGCTGTCCGTGATCGGCAAGCCGGCGCCGACGATCGCAGCACTGATAGACGATACGAAGGCGCTCGAGTTCTCCGACCTGAACGAGCAGTACCAGGCCGAAGCCATCAAGCTGCGCGACGAGGCGATCGAAAAGCTTGTCGTGATGCATTCCGATCGCGTCAGCGCCGACGCTGAGCAAGCGCGCCTGGCTGTCGAGCGTGCGGAGCTGGAGCGCCAGCGCGCCGCGCATGAGGCCGCACAGAAGGAATCCGACCGCACCGCCCGCGAGGAGCGCGAAGCGCAGGAAGCCGCTGCGCGCGCTGAGCGTGAGCGGCAGGACAAAGAACGCCAAGCCGAGCACGAACGCCAGCAGGCCGAACTGAAGACTGAGCGGGAGCGCTTGGCCGAAGTTGAGCGCCAGCAGCAGGCCGCGGCGGCCGCGGAGCGCCAGCGCCTGGCAGATGAGGAAGCCGAGCGCCAGCGTCAGGCTCAGGCCGAACGCGATCGCCTGGACGCCGAGCGCAAAGAGTTCGAGCGCCAGCAGGCCGAAGCCGCGCGCATCGAGCGCGAGCGACAGGAAGCGGCGCAGCGCGAGTCCGAACGGCAACGCCGCGAAGCTGAGGAGATCGAGCGGCAGAACGCGATCGATTCCGCGGATCTGATCCAGTCAGCCGGCGAGGCCGTGCAGCTGCTGCAGAACGAAGGCTTCGGCGAGCACCTGACCACATTGAAGCTCGCGGCCGCGCTTGAGCGCGAAGCCGCGAAACACCCGCTGCAGGAGGCGGCATAGGCTCGTGCGCAAGTACACGCCCCAGCAGATCGAAGCGAACAGACAGCGTGATGCGCGCTGGCGAACAGCCAATCGCGATAAATGCCGCGCCGCAACTGCTAGATATCGCCTCAGAAACCCGGAGGCTGCGCGCCTATCCACGCGCGCCTCGACCGCAAGATGGCGCGAAACTAACCCGAATTCTGCCATGGCAACACAGAGGCGCTACGCGGCAAAGCACGCCGAAACGATTCGCCGTCGCAGCGCTGAATATCGCGTCCGAAACTTGGAAAAAGTCAGGGCGCGGGAGTCTGAATATCGAGCGCGCAACGCGCAAGCCAGACTGGAGCGCAACCGGAAATATCGCGAACTCAATCGCGCGAAGGTGCGGGCGGCCGCGAGCAAGGTCTACGCGGAAGCGATGCGCGCAATACCTGGCTGGGCCGAGCACGAAATCATTGAATTGATTTATGCCGAGGCGGCGCACCGTGCGCTCGAAGTCGATCACGTCATTCCGCTCAGGGGCAAGCTGGTTTGCGGCTTGCACGTCCATATCAACATGCAGCTTCTCACTAGATCGCAGAACGCGAGGAAGCGCAATTCATTCCACCCAGATGACCATAGGACATTCGCATGAACGCAATAGCCAGACTTGAACCGCAAGACCAATCCCCGGCGATCAGCCAGGAGTCCGCAATCGACCGAATCATCGCGGCAGCGCTGAATCAGGATATCGATATTGACCGGATCAAGGAGCTGTACGCGCTCAAGCTGCAGCACGAGGCAAACGAAGCGCGCAAACAATTCAATATCGCGTTCGCGCATTTCAAGGCAGAAGCAGTGCGCGTCTACAAAGGGACGACGATCACGGACGGCCCTCTCAAGGGCAAGAGGCACGCGAACCTTTTTGATGTTGTGGTCGCATCCGCAGCGCCACTTGCGAAGTTCGGACTCAGCACATCTTGGAACCTGACGAAGGACGAGCCGACGCTGATGGAGGTGACGTGCGTCCTTAAGCATTCAGCCGGACATTCCGAATCGGTATCGATGGCTGCCGCTCCTGATACCGGTCCAGGACGTAATGCAATACAGGCGCGTGGCAGCGCTAAGAGTTACCTGGAGAGATATACGTTGATGGCCATCCTCGGACTCGCCGCAACGGACCAGGAAGACGATGACGGTCGCGGCGGCGGCGAAAGCGCCGGTGATCAGTCGCCGGAACAGATCGAAGCCGAGCGCGCCGCTGCGGCCAAACGCCAGGAGTGGCTCGACGTCATCAACGCGTGCACCGACGCGACCGAACTGGCAGCCCGCAAGAAAGAACTCGTCGACTCGTGCGGCGGCGGCGACATGGTGCCGGCCGACCTACGCAAGGCGTGCGTCGACAAGGCAGCTGCACTCAAGGGCGCGAAGAAGTGACGCCGGAAATCGCAGCCGCCCGCCTGGGCAAGCTCACCGCTAGCATGGCCGCCACGATCATGGGCGGCCTCAAGACGGACGGCCTGGACAAGTACGTCCGTCGCCTCGCCGGCGAGCGTGTCTATGGCGACCTCGGCGAGGAGAGCTACCAGAGCGCCGCGATGAAGCGCGGAACCGAGACCGAGAACGAGGCGCTCGACTGGTTCGAGTTCACCGAGGACGTCGTCCTGCAGCGCCAGCAGCACATCGACCATCCGATGGTTCCGTTCGCCGCAGCGACGCCTGACGGTCTGCTGCCGGGCGTTTACACGGTCGAAGGCAAGTGTCCGCTGTTCCATGTCTGGACCGAGACTTTCGAGGCCTGGCGCGATGGCAAGCGTGACCTCGACGCGGTCCCGAGCGGATACCGGCATCAGTGCCGCTGGCAGCCATGGTGCTGCGGTATGCGCGAGGGCCGGTTCATCGTTTTCCACCCGGCCGGCGGCGGCCAGGGCGTGATCGTTCCCTACGAAATCACCGACGCCGATATCGACGCCATGACGACGCGCGCTTTCCTCGTGAACGAGATGGTGAACGAATGGGTTGAACGGTTGAAGAACGCGAAGAGGGCAGCATGAAACCTCATCGCTATATGACTGCAGAACAGCGCTTTGAAGCGCAATTCATACCAGTCCCAGAGGCCGGGTGCTGGCTTTGGATCGGAACACTAGTCGACGGCTACGGACAGATTCAGATCGAGCCTGGAAGGCGCGAACTCGCGCATCGGTATGCGCTCTCGCAAAAACTGGGACGCCCGCTAATCGATGGCGCGCTGGCGTGCCACCGCTGCGACACGCCAAGTTGCGTCAATCCCGATCACCTCTACGAAGGCGACGTGCAGACCAACGCCGACGACGCGGTTGCACGCGGTAGGCAGACTCGCGGAATTGATAACGTTCCGCCGGAGAAGCGCTACAAGGGCGAGCATCATCATTCGGCGAAGCTGACAGCGGCTGAGGTTTTGGAGATTCGTGCCCATCGGCAGTCTTACAGTCAACTATCGAAGCGGTTCGGAATCAGCAAAACAGCCGTTGCAAGGATCATCGATGGCCGTACCTGGAAGCATCTGACGGCGCTCGTCGACCAGAACGAAGCAGCACTGCGCGCTTGCCCGATGAAGGCAGCCGCCTGATGCCACACGCTCACGGCTCAACGCTCAAGGCCTTGGTCAAGCTCGGCCGCTCCCCGGACGATTGCTGGACCTGGCTAGGCAAGATCGACTCGAACGGCTGCGCGATTAAGCAACATGGCGGCGTTCCGATTCCTGCGCGCCGTTGGATGTGGATGCAGTTATTCGGTCCTATTCCAGTCGGAAAGATCGTCACAACATCGTGCGGCAGCAAGCAATGCGTGAATCCGTTTCATCTGCGTTGCTGCACACAAGCAGCGGCCTGCCGAGCAAGCACGAACACAACGCTGCTGGCAGCAGACGTTGCCGAACTGCGCGAGTCGCCATTCCGAACAGCATCGGTCGCTGAAGCCTACGCTGATCGCTTCGGCGTCTCCGCGCAGACGATCCGAGACGTTTGGCGCTGTAGTTCGTGGCGCAATCCTGTGCCATTCCATGGCCCAGCTACGCCCAAGCATCCCCGTCGATTCATCGCGGCACAACCCACAGGAGAAAACCCATGTTCGAGTTGAAGAAACAGTGCCTGATCGAGCACGTCAACGTCAGACGTCCGAGCAATGACGATTCGCCGGTCGCGGTCGACATCAAGATTTCCGTCGATGACTTGCCGGCGAAGGCTGCAGCGTTCGTGCTGCGTGCGGATAATGTCGAAGACGTCACCAACGCGTTCTTCGCAAATGACGAGGATCAGAACAAGCGTTTCCTCGGTCTGAGCGAAATTCCGATTGATGAATCGTGGGAAGGCCGCCACCAGATTAAGGTGTCGAGCCTGGCCAAGCTGCGCGTCGTGAAGCTGTTCAACATCAAGCTCACGCCGCGCGCGAAGGGCCTGTTCAACGCAGTGTTCACGGCGACCGTCGAGGATCCGCCGGAGAATTATATCGATGCGCTCTCCAAGCGTCTGCACACGTCGACGTCGGTCTTGCTTGAGCAAGACCCGGAACTCGACCTGAAGCAGCCGACCGACAAGCCAGGTGAGGCAGGCAAGCGCCCAGGTAGGGTCTCGAAGCGCGAGCCGTCGCAGCAGCAGTTGGTCAACTGATGGCCGACGGCAACGCTATCGTCGCGCGTAGCAGCGGTCTGAGGCCGCTGCTCATGGCCGATCTATTCTGCGGCGCCGGCGGCTCAAGCTCCGGCGCAGTCCGCGCTATCCGCGAACTCGGCCGGGAACCGGTGCTCGTTGCCGTCAACCATTGGCAAATCGCGATCGACACGCACACGCGGAACCATCCGTGGGCGCGGCATCATTGCACCGACCTCGAGCACGCGAAGCCGCGCGAGCTCGTGCCTGAGGGCCGGCTCGATCTATTGATCGCATCGCCAACGTGCACGTTCCACAGTCGCGCGCGCGGCGGTCGCCCGATCCACGATCAGCAGCGCATGGATCCATGGCACGTCGTGCGCTGGTGCACCGATCTGCGCGTGTCGCGCCTCCTGGTCGAAAACGTTCCTGAGTTCGTGGACTGGGGTCCGTGCAGCCTGCAGACAGGCAGGCCGATGCTGGCTCGCAAGGGCGAGTACTTCCGCGCCTGGTGTGCCGCGCTGCAGGCGATTGGATTCCGGATCGACTATGACGTGCTGTGCTGCGCGAACTACGGCGACCCGACGACGCGCGAACGGTTCTTCCTGATCGGCCGCAGCGATCGCGGCAAACTGCGCTGGCCAGAGCCGACGCATGCGAAAGGTGGCGCGGCCGATCTGCTCGGCGCTCGGGCCCGCTGGCGCGCCGCGGCTGAGATCATCGACTGGACGATTCCCGGGAAGTCCATATTCACGCGCAAGCGGCCGCTGAAGCCGAACACGCTGCGCAGGATCCTCGCCGGTGCGATCCGCTACGGTTGGCCGCAGGTCTACGTCGACGCCCTGCAGGCGCTATTGAACGGGCGCACGCCGCGGCTGGACGTCTCGGCCGAGGAAGCCGCGCCATTCCTGCTGAGGATGCGCGGCACACATGCGCATGCGATCGCGGGCTCAGGGATCAGCACAAATCAACCGGTTCCAGCGTTGAGCGCTGGCGGCGGGCATATCGGCCTCGTGATGGCGACCGGAGCCGGCGGCGTCGCGCGTGATCTGAATCAGCCGATCCCGACCGTCACGGCCGGCGGCGATGGCGGTGCGCGGCCTCATCTGATCGAGCCTCTGCTGATGGGTGGCCAGAGCAACGCGACCGCCAAGCCGGTCAGCAATCCGGCGCCGGCCGTGACGACTGTCGCCAGGCAGCAGCTAATCGAGCCGCTCATCGCGCCCTACTACGGCGGCGGCAGCGGACTGACTTCGAAGCCGGCCAGTGAGCCGCTCGATGCCGTGACCACGAAGGCGCGCTTCGGTGTGGCGCAGCCGCTGATCGTCAGCACCAGCAACTCGAGCAGCCCAGGCATTCCGCGCGAGGCCTCCGATCCGCTGCGCACGATCACGACGGCGAAGGGCGGCGACATGGCGGTTGCAGCGCCCTTCATCCTGCCGGTCACGCATCACGGCGACGTGCGCACGCACGCGCTTGATGATCCCATGCCGACGGTCACCGGTGCGCACCGCGGCGAACTCGGGCTCGTGCGGCCGGAATTCGAACCGTGCGACTACCGCATCGACATCCTCTACCGGATGCTCCACTGGCGCGAACTCGCGCGCGCAATGTCCTTCGACGTCGACGGCGAGGTCTACGAGTTCGCCGGCAATGCGACAGAGATCACGAAGCAGATCGGGAACGCGGTGCCCGGGAGAACTGCGAAGGCGCTGGTGCGATCGCTCTTGAAGGATGCGGCGTGAATGCACTACTTCAAACAGTGCGCACCGACATAGGCGTAATACGCCTGAACGGCTCCGAATATGACGGCGAGCGTCGCGAGGATCGATGTCACCAAGAACGACAGTCGCGCTGCGGACAACTGCTTCACGGATGCCAACGCCTGAAGTCTCGGAGCGACGATATTTCCTGCGATCCAAATCGATCCATGCAGCGTAGCGTTTTCGGCCTGCAGCCTGCTGAAGAGTGCGGCCAGTACTCGAACGTCATCGATACGCTCGACGATCTCAGCGACAGCAGGTGCCCATTCAAGCTCGTTTTTGCCGACGACAGCCTTACGAACTTGCTCAACCAGAGGCGCGACGGAAATTTTCATATTTTTGGAAATTGGCATGACTGAGAACACCAAAATCGAGTGGGCCGATCATACATGGAACCCATGGATCGGCTGCGCGAAGATCAGCCCGGCGTGCGATCACTGCTACGCCGAGGCGATGATGGACACGCGCCTCGGGCAGGTTGAATGGGGTGGCGATCGCAAGCGCACCTCGCAGGCGAACTGGCGCGAGCCGCTCAAGTGGAACCGCAAGGCCGAAGCTGCCGGCAAGGTCGCGACCGTCTTCTGCCTGTCGCTAGGTGATATCTGGGACAACGACGTCGACCCGATGTGGCGCCGCGACGCGTTCGCGGTCATGGGCCGCACGCCATGGCTGATCTACCTACTGCTCTCCAAGCGCATCGGCAACGCGGTGAAAATGTGCGACACGGGCGCAGGCAATCCGGTGCTGCCGATGAACTGTGCGCTAGGCGCGACGCTGCCCAACCAAGCCGAATGGGATCGTGATCTGCCGAAGCTGATCGAAGCCGGACGCGTTCTCGCTGCGCGCTTCACGTTCGCCAGTGTCGAGCCGATGCTCGGGCCGATCGATGCCTTCCATTCGCTGCATGGGTTGCTGCCAGACTGGGTTATCGTCGGCGGCGAGTCTGGTCATAACGCGCGGCCAATGCATCCAGACTGGGCACAGTCGCTGCGCGACCAATGTGCAGCTGCAAAGGTGCCATTTCTATTCAAGCAGTGGGGTGAGCATCTTCCAGCAGATGCCGATGAATGCGACGCTGGCATTGAGCATGCGCGGCTCGTCTGGAGCGACGGCTCGGCATGGAGCGAGAGCGATGGTCAGCGGGGCTGCATAGCGCTCATGGCGCGCGTCGGCAAGAAAGCCGCCGGTCGCCTGCTCGACGGTCGCGAGCACAACGAATTCCCGTCGGTGATCGCGTGATGCGCACGCGTCCAATGTTCACTCCGGTAAAGCTCTGGTACGTGACGCTGCGCGCGCCTCTGGCCGGGCAATTTATCCAAGCGCAAACGCGGGGTAAATCGACATATCTGATCCAGACCGCGCGCAAGAGCCCGAGCCATCGAGGCCGCTGGAATCTTGCCTGCGTGCGCTGGCCACCGAACGAAATCCCCGAGGGCAGCATCGTGCTGCCGCTGCATTGGTTCAAACGAGAGCGCCGTCGCGGCGCAAGGATTCGGAGCGCATGACGAAGCAAGTACTCCCGCCCGAAGCGCTGTCGCAGCACCTTGCGATCGTCGGCCGCACCGGCAGCGGAAAGACGTACACCGCGAAGGGCTTGGTCGAGCAGCTGCTCGAGGAGAAGCGCCGCGTGTGCATTCTCGACCCGACAGGCGCCTGGTATGGCCTGCGCTCATCGGCGGACGGCAAGCGCGCTGGCTATCCGGTCGCGGTGTTCGGCGGTGCGCATGGTGACGTGCCGATCGCTGACGGCTCCGGCGCCGCGCTGGCGAAGATCCTCGCCGCGAAGAACTTGCCGGCGATCATCGACCTGTCCGAGATGCTCATCGGGCAGCGGCATCGCTTCGTGACCGACTTCGCCGAGACGCTCTATCGTGACAACCGCGCGCCGCTGCACCTCGTTATCGACGAGGCCGACGAGTTCTGCCCGCAAAACCCGATGCCCGAGACCAAACGGATGTTGCACCATGTCGACCGCATCGTGCGCCGCGGTCGCATCCGTGGGTTCCGAGTAATGCTGATCACGCAGCGCCCGGCCGTGTTGCACAAAAACGTCCTGACACAAGCCAACACGCTGATCGCAATGCGCCTGACCGCGCCGCAGGACCGCAAGGCGATCCTCGCATGGGTCGAAGGCCAGGCGGACGCCGGTCAGGCGAAGGCTGTGCTGGAATCGCTTGCACGCCTGCAGCGTGGCGAGGGCTGGGTCTGGGCGCCGGAGCATGACCTGCTCGAGCGCGTGCAGTTTCCGCGCATCCGGACCTTCGATAGCTCGCGCGCACCGGACGATGCGGAGACGATCGCCGAGCCAGCCATGCTGGCCGACGTCGACCTGGGCGAGATCAAGGTGTCGTTCGCGGCAATCGAGGAAGAAGCGGCCGCCAATGACCCGCGCAAGCTGCATGCCGAGATCGCGCGACTGAAGCGCGAACTGGCCGCAGCAAAGTCCGATACGGGAATTCCCGCTTCGGAAGTAAAACAACGAGTTGCAGCCGCCGTTGCCGAAGCGCTCAAGCATTCCAGTTCCGTTGTGAATAATTCTCGGAATATTTTGAGCGATGTTTCGCGCAAGGCGCTGCTCAAGATCGGAGAGATAGCGGCCAAGACGCTCGCGACCGAGTCGCTCAACAGCGTTGAACACTTAACGAAACCAGCAGAAATGACCGGCACGCTAAAACCATCAGCCTCGGTCGCAAGACAAGCGCCCCTCAAAGTCGGGAGTAAAACCGGAAGTAGCGTCGCCACGGGCATCACGGCCCCGCAGCAGCGCATCCTCGACGTACTGGCACAGCTCGCGCTCTACGGGATCGAGGCGCCGGCGAAGGAGATGGTCGCCGCGCACGCCGGCGTCAGCCCTACGTCAGGAGGCTATTTCAACAACCTCGGGCGCTTGCGTGCTTCCGGCCTGGTCGATTATCCGCAGCCAGGCGCAGTCGCGTTGAGCGATGCCGGGCGCGCAGCAGCGAATCATCCGGACCGCGCACCGACGCTCGACGAGTTGCACGAATCGTGGTTCGCAATTCTGCCGGCACCGCAAGCGGTGATCCTGCGCGCTGCAGTCGCAGCGTATCCACGTGCTATTCCGAAAGACGACCTTGCCGATGAAGTCGGCGTCTCGCGCACCAGCGGCGGGTATTTCAACAATCTGGGCCGGCTGCGCACGCTCGGTGCGATCGACTATCCGCAGAAGGGAACTGTGCGGGCCAGCGATATACTTTTCCCTAAGCCATGAGTGATATGAACCGCCAGCAGCTTTGCGCCGCACTCGCTATCAGCGAGTCCACGGTGCGACGCCTGGAGCTCGATGGTATGCCATGCACGCCGATCGGGCGCAGCAAGCGGTATGATCTTGACGAAGTTAAGGGCTGGCTGCGGAGCCGCGAATGTCGACATGGACAGACAAAGACGGACGGCGCCATGTTGGCGTCATGGTCCAAAGCCGCCGAGTGCATCGCATCCTCCCGAAAGGTGCAACTGCGAGTGATGCCAAGCGGGCGGAATCTGCGATCCGTGAAAGCATCGGACGACAAAGCGGCGTAGCGATCCCGAGCGACCCGCCGCTGCCGACGGTCATGGACCTATACCTGAAACACGCGGAAGGTCTGCGCAGTTCGAAGACGGCGCGCTTTCATGCGCTGCGCGCCGTGCCGTGGATCGAAGGGTTTCGAGCCAGCCAGGCGCAACAGGCTGCCGCCACGATGGTTCAGGACATGCGCGGCCATTACGCCGTGGCTACCATCAATCGCAGCCTTGGAGCGCTCAAGAAGGCACTGGCGCTCGCCTGGGAGCGCGGCGTGACGCATGACCATCACGGTCTGCGTATCAAGCGCCTGCCGGAGAACAACGCGCGCGACGTCCATCTGTCGATCGAGCAGATCAAGTCGATTGCCGACGCGGCAAGCGAGCAGGTGCGCGCGGCAATATGGATTGCCCTGTTCACCGGCTGCCGGCGCGGCGAGATCCTCGCGCTACGAAAGGAAGACATTGGCGACGATGCTGTGCGCGTGCGCGCGGCGAGCACGAAGACGCAGCGCGCCAGGTCCGTGCCGATCGTAGCGCCGCTGCGCCCATGGCTCGGCTACCTTCCGCTGGCGCTGAATTTCGAGGGATTGAAGACGGGATTCCGTCGTGCGCGTGAGACGGCGATGTTACCGCACGTCACGTTCCACGATCTGAGGCGATCGTGTGGCACTTTGATGGTGCAGGCAGGCGTCGATCTGTATGTGGTGAGCAAGGTGCTCGGACATTCGAGTGTGAAGGTCACGGCCGATCGCTATGCGCACCTGCAGATCGATCGTATGAAAGAAGGATTGGAACGAACTTTTGCACCGAGAATTACACAGGGCAAAAGGCGCACTCGAGTAAGTAACTGATTTTATGGTGGGCGATAGTGGGATCGAACCACTGACCCCTGCCGTGTGAAGGCTGTTGCACGCCATCAGCCGCGCCAATAATCTAGCGGTCGGCAGGCTCAGAATGGCACGAATGAGCAGCTGATTACACCGGAATTACACAGTCCATCTATAGGGCTTCATTCGAAGATATTCAGGTTCTCTAATTCTGCAAAACGACGAAGCCGACGTCGGCGAGCGTATGCCCTGACGGCGGCGCAGTGCTAGGTGCGCCGCTTGTCACCCAATCCTCGAAGACGCTGCCGGTCGCGTACCAGCCTTCGTTCTTATAGCTCAGGTTCACGACGTTCGCCGCAGTGCTCGTGACGATTAAAAATCCGTTGTCGCCTAAGCCCATGCGGTCTTGGCTGAATAGCAGCGCTACTCCTAAAATTGGCGCATCGACATAGAAAGCATCGCGTAAGGTCATGGCATCAACTCAGGTTGATCGCGCCAGTATTCCACGGCAACACAATACTCCACGAAGCATTATTCGCAGCAAGTAGGAATTGGTTTGTGGTTCCGCTAGAGGGGAATGAATCTCCTACAGCAAGGGAAGGCGACGCTATCCACAAATCTTGCAAAGTGAACAACTTACCCCGCGCACCTGCCGTTGTTCCTGCTATACCAGCGGGGAGTAAATCCCACGCTCCGTCCACTTCACTGGCAAACGATAAAAGTACATTTTGCTCAAATGTTACTAACGTCGCCGTGTTAACAGCATTTTGAAGCGTCCCACTGCCAGTTGCTAAATTTGGAGTGCCGGTTGCTATCCAAGAACCAAAACCGGAGTTATTTGCTCCCGGTGTTCCGCCAACAGGGTTCGCCCCTTTCTCAAAACATGCAAACATTCGCAGTGAGCCGGCTGCATAAAAAAACAGTCGCGTACATTGGCCGTCTGTCGACTGCTCCACGCTCCAGCGATAGGCTAGGTCCGAGACGTTATTGTTCCAATTAAATCCAGTGCCGATTAAAATTACCTCATCCGTCGCTGTTGGATTCGCCGTTGTGCTGCCGCCTGTATAGCCTGCCGCTGTTGAGAAAGCGATTTTTGCCTGCCCGGCTGCGGCAGCGCCATTGTCAAA